CAATACTAGTTAAATTGGCGCCTGTTATATTAGAAAAAATACTGTGTAATACTTCTCGACTGCTACCCGATACTGTGGTTGTAACTGTTTGTACATTGACACTAGGCAAATCAATTTGTCCAACATAACTTGTATAACTGTTGGTAGCAGGCGTCACCGTGGTTGTTGTGTATGGTTGTGGTACTGCTGATAGATTGCTTGGGTTTAAGCCAGCATTAACTATTGAGTCAGCCAAATTGCCCAATGAACCAAATCCTTGGTTCAGCAAGTTTTGACCAAACACATACACATCAGCAACAGAATTAATATTGTTGATGTCGTACATGGTGCCCCAATTTTTTACAACGCCACTGATTAAATTGCCGTGAGTACTGATTCCATCTGTTGCTAAATCCAATGGGCCAGTATATCCTATGCCACTTTGTGCATAAGTTTTACCGGTTAATAAATGTACACTAGATACTAAGTCAAAGTTTGATACCATGAATCCCTGTGCCACTTGAAATACGTTAGCAAAGCCAGTCATGCCATTAGCAAAAGGTAATTGAGCCTGTGTGCCGAGTATGTGACTGTAGCTAGCTGTATTTGCTATAGGGTAATAGTTATAGCCAATGATAGGTTCTGTAGTAGCACCAGAATCTGGATCAGTGGTCCAGTGTGCAGGATTGGGGTCATATATAGGAGTAATCAATGTAGCGTAAGTATAAACATTGCCGCTACAGGTAGGAGTAATATTGCCTGGATAATAGTCAATCATCCACCCATTGATGTTCTGTTGAATACTGGTTACAGTTGAAAATAAATTAGCCGCCGCATTGCCCGAGTTTGTAACATTGGTAAAAATATTAGCAATTAACTGTATGGGTCTATGACTTTGAAACGTTGATATCTGTGCTAGGAGATTAGCCGAAGGTGCTAGACCTTGGCCGTTGATAACAGTATTAAACGAATTGATTGATAGTGCCGATGCCATGTTGTTATCCTAATGCACCACTTACAATTACATTCTTTACAGGACTGACCAAAACCCAATGCCCACAAGTAGTCAAGCTACCTAATGGTCCTGCTAGAGCAACAGGTTTGCCTTCTACTAAAATAGTAGGAATTCCTTCAACTACCTTGGATGATGCACAAGTAGGATTAAATCCCGGTGCCTTGGGATTGTTAGGATTGCCATGATAAGTGGCCGTACACCCGACTGTGGCAACTGGCAAACTCATTGCCCGTACTGTGTTAGCACCAGGGTTTACGGCCAGCATACCAATAGGTGCTTTGGCATTGTAGCCTTCTACACCGCCGACTGCATCTAGTTTACTGGTTATTACTGCTATTGGGCCTGTTGGCATTTACGTTATGATTCCACCTTTTGACACTGGTTCAATGCCGGTAGTGGTACGAATGTAATGTGATTCGATTTGGTCAATTACCGGGGCATGTATAATTACATGATTTTTATTCAGTGTTACATTAGTATTTATATCCCCGGAAAACAGGCTTTGTACTAACCCTAGGCCTTGATTGCTAGGGATTACAGTACAAGGGCGATTTACTACATAGCCTGTGTCTGTTTCTTCTACTAATTTTGCTACGATTTCGTCTCCATTGACGACTTTGAAGCAGACTATATCGCCTGCGGCATAACCTTTTTGAATTAACATATTAACCTTTTAATTGTTGAAAAAACTCGTCTGATTGACGTTTAAGTCCTTGAAATCCACCCTCTACTAATAACTTGCCGTCTTTGTAGATTTGTGGAACTGTGCGATGACCTTCGCCTAGCACAAATTCACGTGCTTCGCTATCTTCATCAATTTTGATTTCTTCAAACGCAACGCCTTTTAATTGTAGTAGACTTTTTGCTTGAACGCAAAAAGGGCAGTTGTTTTTTGAGTATACTGTAATCATATTATAAACTAAATCCTTTGAATGTATTATTATCGACGTCTTGTTTTGTACCACCAATGACGTAAGTGGTGATTTCAGTTTCTTGTGGTGCTACTTGTACTTCTGCACCAGCAATCCATTTAGCTGTCCAAGGTAGCGGATTACTTGATCCTGGCTTCATACCACAGTCTAGTCCTACTGCGGTCATACGCTTACAAGTTAACCAATCAACATATTGACTTAACAGTACTTCGTTAAGACCAATCATTGAACCATCCTTAAACAAGTATTTGGCCCATTGCTTTTCTTGTGCGGCAGCCGCTAAAAACATCTGCTCACAGTCGGCTTTGGTTTCCGCTTTAAGCGATGCATAGTCTGGGTCGTCTTGCGGTAACAATTTAAGTAGAGTTTGTGTACTACCTAAATGTATATTTTCGTCCCGGGCTATAAGTTTAATTATCTTCGCATTGCCTTCCATCTTTTTTAATTCCGCAAATGCCCATGAGCAAGCAAAACTAACGTAAAAGCGAATACCTTCTAGTGCGTTTACACTATTAAGGCATAACCATAATTTGCGTTTGAGCTCGTATGGATCTACCACAATAGTTTGGCCGTTGACTGTATGTGTGCCATAGCCTAGCATACGGTACCAACCCGACGCTTCAATCAGTTCATCATAGTAACGACTGATGTCGCCAGCACAGGCCACAATCTCTTCTAGTTCTAATAGTTCATCAAACACTTCGCTTGGGTTAGCGTAGACATTACGAATAATGTGTGTGTAACTGCGTGAGTGAATAGTTTCGTTAAAGGCCCAAGTTTCAATCCAAGTTTCTAATTCAGGAATAGTAGCAAGAGGAAGGAAAGCCAAGTTGGGACTACGACCTTGTACAGAGTCTAATAAAATTTGGCGCTTAAGGTTACTGGTAAAAATGTGCTTTTCAAAATCAGTTAAATCTTTGAAATCCTTGGCATCATGTACAACATCAACTTCTTCTGGACGCCAAAAGAAACCTAACTGTTTATCAGTTAACTTATCGAATTGACGATACTTTAATACATCATATCTTTGTACCGCTGGAGTTCCGTTAGTATCTAAAAAAGCCAATGATTTGGTGTGATCTGTTTTACGAATATTGAATACGCTCATTTTTATTATTATCCTCTTATGTAATTATATAGTTCGTCGGCGATATCAGCGTGTGCTTTAATTGTTGGATGTGCAGTAGCACAGTCTAACAATCCTTGCGCCTGTAGATCTTTAATTGCTCGATTATTATATTGTTGTTCGATTGTTGGCTTTAATAGATTAAGCCAAGGTACACTTGAATTGCTAAGTTTGACCTTGTGCTTGACACACAGGAAACTTAACATATCATTATTATTTTCTTTAACACGATAAAAAATATTATCGCCTACAGCAACATTTAAGTCATTGCCAGTATAGCCGTGGAAGCTGTTAAAAAATAAATGCTCAATGTTATGAGCAGTTAAATAGGCATCCAACATAACAACATTGTTGCCTAGTTTTTCTAATTCGTATTCTTTATTCCAAAAATGTTTGAAGTAGTATTTTGATTCTTCTTGAAGATTTTGATCTTTGTAAAGGCGTCCGTATAGACAAGGTTCTATAGACTCTGTAGAGTTACTATACATTTCCCAACGATAGATACTGGTAATGCCCCATAGAACAAATATTTGACTGTATTCGTTTTTGTGTGATTCAACAAAGTCAATTAGTTTTCTAACTTGTTCTTGATTACTGGCTCCGTGGCGAGCAATAAAATGCAATTGGTCTAGGCCAAGTTGACGCTGTAGTCGTCCGGCAAAACTATGTTCAGCAACCACAACAGGATCCTCAATGTGATCAAAGTCATGCGTTAGAGCCAACGGATCGGTGTCGATACTTTTGCCGGCTACCCAAGAGCAACCGACAGCAACTAATACACTAGGTTTCATATCACGCAACTATCGCAATCAGCATCATCCGCTACAGGCTCAAGTTGATCTTGTTTTCCAGCTAGTTTATCAATGTCAATTTCACCTTGGCCATCATTGGTATTAAAATAATACAACTGCTTACCGCCATACTTATAAAACTGAATCACATCCTTAAGCATATCGCTCATAGGAATTTTTTCATCATCATAAAAATGTGGGTTGTATGAAGTGTTTACACTGATACCTTGATCAATGTATTTTTGTAGTACTGCACACAGCTTCAAGTAACCTTCTGGGCTACGTTGATCCCATAATAATTCATATTTGTTTTTTAGACGACGATACTCAGGCACAACCTGCTTGAGTACACCGTGTTTGCTTTGTTTAATACTTACATAGCTACGTGGGGGCTCAATGCCGTTTGTTGCATTGCTAATTTGAGCACTTGTCTCTGCAGGC